TGTCGAGCTATCGCGAGGCCGAGCGCGCGATCAGCGGCAAGGGCGTCGTGACGGTCCCCAAGGAAGGGTCGACCCCCGAGGAAATAGCTGCCTACCATCGCCAGATCGGCGTCCCCGAGGCAGCTGACAAATACGAACTGCCGAGCGCGCCCGAAGGGCAGGAGCTCGACATGGGCATCGTCGAGCCCCTGCGAGAGATCGCGTTCAAGGCGGGCGTCCCGGCCGATGGCTTCAAGGCGCTGGCTGCGGCAGTGGTCGAGAAACAGGTCGCAGACCAGATGGCGGAAGTTACTCGCCAGGATGGGTTGCGCGACGGGGTGTTCCGCGAATGGGGCGCCGACAAGGATCGCAACACCGCTCTATTCCAGCGTGGCATGCGCGCGTTCGGGATCGATGCCAAACAGGCGGCCGCGATCCAGAAAGGCATGGGGTCGGACGGACTGCTCAAGCTCGGGTTGAAACTCGGCCAGTTGACTGGCGAAGATATGCTGATGGGTGGTGGTGGCGCCCAGAATTTCGGCATGACTGGCGAGCAGGCGCAGGCACGCATCGATGCGATTATCGCAGATCCCGCGAAGGGGCAGGCGATCAAGGTCAAGGGATCGGCGGAAGCGGCTGAATGGGATCGGCTGAATACGATCGTGGCGCATCACAGAGATCTAAGAAATCGTGAGGCGCAGGGTTGACAAAATTCGGCTGATCGAAGATCAAACGAGCTCATGGGCGGGCAGTTCCCTAGAACTCCCGCCCTGTAAGTCCGGGCAAGCCGAAAGGCCCCGGCCCTCGTCAGGGAAATGACCGCCGACCGCGGGCGATAAACGATAGAGCGGCCCCGGCACCTGGCCGGGCAAGCCCTTCGCAATCTGGCTCAAACCATTTTGACGGAGGGCAGTGATGTCCAACCAGGTCCCGACGACATTCGTCACCGCATTCGAAAACAACATGAAACTCAGCCTGCAGCAGCATAAGAGCCTGCTGTGGGGCAACGGCTTCGCCATTCGCCGCCAGGGTAGCGGCGAAAAGACCGAGCTCGACGATCTCATTGGCGCGGTTCCCGCACAGACGCTGGAGACGCGGCACGGCGACATCGTGCTCGCCAACACGCCGCACGACCGCGTCTGGGCAGTCAAGCCGTCGCCGAAATACTACGCCGACATGGTCGACCGCGATGATCAACTCGCCGCCAAGATCGCGATCGAGAGCGGTTACACGATGACGGCGACTGCCACCATCGCACGCGCGCGCGACGATGCGTTCCTGAGCGCAGTCTATGGTTCGATTATTTCGGGCAAGAGCGGCACGACCACTTTGGCCTTCCCCAGCGCGAACATCGTCGCGGTCGATGTCGGCGCGACGGCGGCAACCCGCATGAACGTCGCCAAGCTTCGCGCCGCGCGCAAGACGCTGGCGAAGAATTACAACGACATGCAGGAAAAGCGCTTCATCATCCTGACGGCCGAACAAGTCGACGACCTGATGAACGAAATGCCGATCGCGTCGAAGGACTTCAACGACAATGCCGGCCGCGTGAACGCGGAGGGTCGCATGATCGGGTTCATGGGCTTCACCTTCATCGAGATGGAGCTGGCCAATCCGCTGCTCGCCAACAACGCGCTGACGGTCGACAGCAACAGCTACCGCAAGAACCCGTTCTGGGTGCAGTCGGGCATCGCGGAAGTTCCGTGGAACGAGCTGTACACCTCGATCGATCCGATCCCGCAAAAGGCGAACGCCCGGCAGGTCTATGCCGAGACGACCGTGACGGCGACCGCGACCGAAAACGGCAAGCGCGGCTACATCCTCAACAGCGAAGCGTGACGGGCGGCGGGAGCCGCCTGGCTCCCGCCATCCGAACCGTCCCGCCAGCATAGGGAAACAGTTCGATGGCAAATTTCTACGGTTCCACTTTCACCGGCGTGCTCGATGTCACGCCGGCAACCGCCAAGGCCGACGCTTCCAAGTCGCGATCGAAGCTTCGCACTACAACGGAGGTCTTCGATCTGGCGGCGCTCTATGCCGCCAATGGCAACGTCGCGATCCCGGCGGGCTCGTTCCTGATCTGTGGCAAACTGCCGGTCGGCGCGCGTTACAGCTCGATGGTCGTGACGACCGATACTTCGCTCGGCAGCACGACCATTTCCTCGGGCACCGCGGCGTCGAACGCCAAGTACGGGGCTGCGGCGACGGCGGCTCTCACCGATACGCCGTTAACCAAGACCAAGGCCAGCGCCAAGGCCCAGGCGCCACTGACGACCGAGGAAATCGTCGGTCTGACGACGGCGGTGGGCGCATTGCCGACGACCGGCATCATGGTGGTCGAGACGCACTGGACCGAAGCCGCCTGATCCACCCCCGGCGCGGGGCGGTCAGATGGCCGCCCCGTTGCCCCTCCGGAGATCGATATGCGTTTGATCATCGCCTCCTTTCTCGCCCTGACGGTGCTCGCCAGCCCGGCGATCGCGCAGCAGAATACCGGTGGTACGGTCGGACGGCCGGCACCGGTCAACGCCGACCAGATGGCCGGACGGGACAGTTCTGGCAATTTGCGCGTGCCGGCGGTCGACGCGTCGGGCAACATCTCGGTCAAGGCCAGTGGCGGCGCGACGACCAGCGCGAACAGCCAGTCGGTTGCGCCAGCGACGGATGCGACCTGGCCGGTAGTTGGCAATGTTGCCAGCGGGACAGCCGATAGCGGCAATCCGGTCAAAATCGCCGGCCTAGCCAGCGGCACAAATCCGACGACGGCCAGCGCCTTTCAGCGCGTCAATTTGTGGCTTGGCGTGAACGGCCAAATGGTCATGGGCGGCACTGCCTTTACTGGCGCCGATGCGACCAGCAATTCCATGGCGCAGAGTACGATTACCTCGGGTAATAGCGGCCTGCTCGCCGTCGGAAATTTCAGCTTCAACGGCACGACATGGGATCGCCAGCGCGGCGATACCAATGGCGCCTATGTTGTACCGTCGCCAACGGCCGCGGCAGTCAACGCGATCGCTGCCAACGCCACCGCGGCGGTCAATTCGGCATTGGTGCTCAAGGCCAGCGCGGGCAACCTCTACGGCCTCAACATCGTCGCCGGAGCGTCCGCTGGATACGTCATGCTGTTCGACGCGACGTCGGCGCCGGGCGACGGCGCGGTGACCCCAAAATATTGTCTGCCGATCGCGGCCAATGCGGGGATCGATCTCAACTGGCGATCGATGCCGATGGCGTTCGCGACCGGGATCACCGCGGTGTTCTCGACGACCGGCTGTTATTCGAAAACCGCCAGCGCGACCGCCTTCATCGGCGGCGCCGCCAAGTGACCGGTATTTTCCCCACCTCTGAGGAGCGCGGCTGATGGCTGTACAGACCAAGCTGACCTGGAAGCGCGGCAAGACCGCGAAGGACGTCACTGTCAGTGCCGGAACGACGATCGCCGGCTCGGACGCGATCGAGGTCAATATCGACGCGACCAAGATGTCGAAGAAGGACATCGCGGCCGGGCTCGATGAGATCAAGCGCTACGTGCTCGAGCACAAGTCGCTCGTCTGACGCAAAGTGCTCGACCGGGTCACGATCAGCAACAGGGCATTGTCCGCAACAGGGGCGACGGCGAAGATCGTCACCGCTGACGATGACAGCCATGTCGCGTCGGTCATCCATTCGCACTGGGATGCCGTCCGGCTGATCAGCCTGCGCGGCGGTCCCAAGCATCAGCCGCGCTGGAACTTCGCCGAACGCTATATCGAGATCCCGGCGCGCGATGTCACCGACATAACGCCGCTCCCATATGGCTGGTCGGCGGCATGCCCGATGCCCGATGGCGCATTGCGCCTTTGCGAAATTGTCACTCCCGATTGCAGTGCGACGGGCAGCTGGAAATTCGCGAACGGCGAGGTGCTGATCAAGAGCACGCCCCCGCTTGGTGCGTGGTGGCTGTTCGACGTGCCTGAGACGGCGCGCTGGGATGCGCTGTTCGAAGCGGCCTTCACCGCGCATCTGGCGTTCGCGATCTGCGATGAGGTCAATGGCGATCTCGGCCGCAAGCAATCGTGCTGGACCGAATATCTCGCCCACCAATCGGCCGCGGCCAGGGTCGACGCCGGCGAAAATCCGCCGGTCGTGCCGCAGGAAAGCGACTGGGTGCTGGCGCGCGGCGGTCACCTCTATCCCGGCGCTTACGGCCGGATAATCGTGTAATGACGGCGACCAACACCCCGGCGATCACCAGCCTGAACGGAGGCGAGCTTTCGCCGATGATGGGCGGCCGCAGCGATACGGCGATCTATCAGATCGGCGTCGAGCTGATGGAGAATTTCGTCCCGGCGATCGAGGGCCCGATCCAGAAATGCCCCGGCTTCATGCGCATCCGACCGGCGGCCGCCACGGCATCCTGGTTGTTCCCGTTCGTCTTCAATGTCAGCCAGGGCTATGTCGTCGAAGCTAGCGACGAAGTTTTCCGTTTCTATACCAATGGCGGCCGTATCGAAACCGATGCCGTCACGCCGTACGAGCTGGCGGTGCCCTATGCGGCAGCGGACATGTCCGCGCTGTCAATGCAGCAAAGCTTCGACAAGCTTTACCTGGCGCATGGGTCCTACCAGCAACGGGTTCTCCGGCGGCTGACCGCCACGACATTCGATTGCCCGGTCGACGACACGATGAACGGGCCGTTCAATGACGGCAATAGCGACGACACCGTGACGGTGACCGTCGCCGGCGTCATGACCGTTGGTGGTGTTGCGACGATCACCGCATCCAGCGCGATATTCGTCCCGCCCGCCGGTGGCAGTCAGGGGCATGTCGGCGGGTTGTTCCGGGTCGAGGCGCACGATCTCCATGACGTGCCCGCTTGGCAAGTCGGCATGGATGGCGTGGTCGCCGGGACAAGCACCTGCCGCAGCGATTTCAAGGTCTATGTTGCCGCGACGTCGGGGCGCACCGGGACCGAGGCACCGGTGCATGAGGAAGGCACCGAATGGGATGGAGGCCCCGGCACCGACATCAACGGCAAGGGTCCCTATGGCGTGCAATGGACCTATGTTCATGACCGCTTCGGCATCCTGCGCATCACGGATGTCGATCCCAGCGGGCTCTCGGCGACAGCTACTGTCGTCAGGCGCGTGCCCGACAGCCTGTCGACTGCCGGGTCGTTCCGCTGGTCGCACGGCTGCTTCTCCGATGCGGAAGGCTGGCCCGACCATGTGTTCATCTGGGCCAGTCGCAAATGGTACATCAAGGGCTTCGACCTGATCGGGTCGGTGGTCGGCGATTACCCCAATTTCCAGCAATATACGTCGGGCGGATACCTTGCGGCGGATCTCGCAATCCGGATGACCATGTCGCTTCCGGACCGGCCGCTCTGGGTGAAGGTCGATCGCGTCCCGATCCTTGGCACGTCGACAGAGGAATACGCGATCAACCTGATCAACGCCGCTGCCGGCGTTCAGGCGGGCAATATCGATATGGCGCGACAGTCGCGTTACGGCAGCGCCGATGTCCAGCCGGTCGAGGCGGGGGCGTCGATCATCTACGTCCAGCGCGGCGGCAAGCAGCTGCGCGAAGCCGATTACAATTTCGGCACCGACAAATATGTCTCGGCCAATATCAATCGCTGGGCGCGCCACATCGCCGGCGATGCGATGGTGCAGCTCGGCCAGCAACAGATCCCCGAAGAATTGCTGTTCGCGGTGCGCTCGGACGGGCAATTGGTGTTTCGGTCGTACGACCCCGAGCAGGAAGTCAAGGGCTTCGCGCGCCGCACGATCGGCGGCGGCGGCAAGGTAATTTCGGCGGTGGCGATCCCATCCACCGACGTGCTCAACGACGATATCTGGGCGCTGATCGACTGGGCCGGCTCGCGATCGGTCCAGCTGATGGCGCCATGGTGGAAAGTCGGCACCGACAAGGCGGACGCCTTTTTCGTCGATGATGGCCTGAGCGACAGCCTGGACGTTGCCAGCGCGACGATCAGCGGGCTTGAGCACCTAGTCGGCGTGACCGTCTCGATCCTTGCGGATGGTGGCGTTGAGTTCCCGCAGACGGTGCCGATCGGCGGGACCATCACGATCTCCGCGCCAGCGAAAAAACGTGTCGTCGGTCGCGGCTATAGCGCCCGCCTGCGCAGCCTGCCGCCTGATCTGAAGGATGGCACCGGCCAATCGAGCCAGGCGAAGAAACAGAAGCTGGTGACGATGGCGCTGCGCGTGCTCGACATGATGGGGGTCCGCATCCGCGCGAAGACGTCGGCCGATCCCAGCGGGCGGGGCGAGCTGGCGTTGCCGCGTCAGAATGCGGCGCTGATCGACGGGGCGCCGCTGCTCTTCTCGGGCGATACGCCGGCAATCCCGGTCGGCGGCGATTGGGGCGAGCGCGGTCAATATGAGCTGGTCAGCGACGACCCCGTGCCGTGCTTCGTCATCGCGCAATACCCGCGTTTCGAGGTCAGCGACCGATGAGCGACGGCATCACCTTCGACGATTTCCGAGGCGACGATCTGCTCGAGCTCGAGCTGCAGCCATCGCAGCGGATGGAGGCGGGTTTGCCCGCGATCGCGACGATCGACGACGCGCGCGATCGCGAGGCGCGAGGGCCGGCATGGACCGCGCGCGATGCCAGCGGCCGCGTCATTGGATGCGCAGGGTTCTATACGATGGCGCGCGACGCGGTGACCGGTCAGCCGCGCCACGCCGT